GAAAAAGTTTAAAATTAGAACATTAGCCGATATTGCCGTATATACGATGTCAGCAGTGGTTTTATTCTTGTGTTCCTGTGGTGTTAAGGAATGCAATAACCCCGTAAATGGAAAAGCAGTTTTAGTTGCTTATAGGGTCGCAAAACATTCACATTTATGGTTTCAAAATCCAGAAACTAAACAAGTTTACGATATTGAAAGTGTAGGTGGAAGGAGAGAACCAAATATCAATCTTGGTGATACAATTAATGTACAATATTGTAATGGAGAAATAATGTTTGATAAATACCAATATGTTAAATACCCAAACAATAGAAAAACGAGGTTTATTCACTTAGAAGGTTTTGATGGTCTGTATTAAAATTACCTCTAACGTTTTGCAGTTAAACGAGGTGGCGTATTCCACCGATAACATTAAAAAGATATGAGTATAATGGAACAAAAAATGCAAGACCAAATAGAAGGCGCAATTAGCACAAACGAGCAGCTAAACATTGAGAATGAGCAACTACTTGATCTTTTGCGATGGGCATATAGTAAGCTGCATATGTACAGCTACAGCAACATGGATGACGCACTGAAACTTGATGAAATTAAACTTCTGCTAACCGTTGAACATGGCGCATGTTGACGTATAACCAAGAGCTAACCGGCGCGAAGCGTCCGAGTTGAGCGAGTTGTTATGTGTCACTGCTACTGTATGAATTACCAGTGAAAATAGTTGTTGACAGTAACGCGTTACCGTGTAAACTGGATATACCAGATGAGGAAAACGCCATGCAAACACAGAAAATCACTTGGAACAAACTTACCGCAAGCGATCAGGTTGCTTATATCAACGGCAACGCGCTTAACTCTGGGTTATACGTCACGTTTAAACCGCGCCATGTATTTTAAGACGCGCTCTTTCTGCTCTGGAGTGAGCCACAATCGCAGATCTACCAGTCCAGCATTTGCGCGATCCTGCCGTAAGCGTCGCATCATGGCAGCTTTGCTTTGTGGCTTGTCGCACTCGAAGCAGATGCCGTGTTCGTCGTAGGTGTGTTGGTGGCTCATGGCGACACCATCCACGCGAGTACAACACACCAGACAGGGAATGAAAGAAACAAAAGCCAGTTAATGATCTGCTGGTTTCTCATGCTGGCTCTCCAGATAGAAACTCGTCAATCAAACAACGCAAAGCCATAACAGCCTCCATCCCTTCAACACCGTCATGCCCTTGGGATTTTGAAATATGAATCCTGCCGCTGTCGTAGCAGACAATGGAAACGCTTGCCGCGTGGCGTTGCTTTGTTTCTTTTGAAACGTATTGGTAGTTTTGTATCCATCTTTGGATGGGGAAGTCTGTTCCTCGGACAGATAGTACTAGGTCTATCAATCCTAGCAGTAGGATTCTCCCTCATTATCTTAGGAAAGGATTAGGTATGGGCAGAGCAGGTATACGTGGTCAATACGTCTGCATCACACTTGTACGCTGCGGGAGCTTCAAGAAATACTATAACTGGAAAGAAGAAGCAGTACAGGTAGCACGAGGTTTGCAATACAACCTTATGAAGGAAGGGAATACAGGTAGGGTACAGGTACTAGCGTCCAGGTTTAACCGTAAGGTAAGCCACCATTGGACGAAGGTAGACATTATCGATTTCCTTAATGGTGAATACGGTTGGTCAGTTATCTACGAAGTAAACATCAAGCGTGGCAAGCTTATGAAATTCGTAGACAGGGTATACGGTAACCCTAACTCTGCACAGCTGACTGAATTCTTTACCGAAGTAATCAACCCATCAAAACCTCAGATAACTGGGTTAGAGATTATCCAAAACGACGATAACCTTAAAGAGTTATGCAGACGTGCGCCATCACCAACGGCATTCCGTCTGGCATTACGCAGACTAGGAATCCTAAAGAAACCATTATCTGCAGCCGTTGCTAACTACGCTTGGAAGGTTATACATGAAACCTGAGGCAGCATTCCAGAAGGTTGTTATCGATACGCTCACCCTGTTTGGATACAAGGTATTCGAGACAGGTAAAAGCAGAAGCAAAGTAAGGTGTACCAAATGTGGGTCATACTCTTACGCTACGGGATGGCAGGGTAATACACCAGGATTACCAGACATATACATCCATTCAAAACATAGGACGTGGAACAGTCAGGCTATCGCTATCGAGCTGAAGACTGAGAAGGGTGTTGTATCTCAGGTACAGAAAGAGATAGCAGACGCAGGATACACAACGATATGCCGAACACTTGAAGAAGTATTAGATATCGTAATGACGAAGGAAGCAGCGAATGAGAATTGGACAGCATTCGACAGGCTAAGAAGGTTTAGGGAAGAATATGACAGAGTATAAAACGCCAGACGTAAAAGTGTGGGCATACCAGCTGATGAAGAATAGTAGCGAACACTTGTATGCAAACATCCTAGATATCGAAGGCGTTGAAACGCTGAAGGAATCTGAGAAGGATGGCTGGAGATACGCAGAGGTGTGGGATTCTCCCACAACAATAGATGGTGTAACGTACAACGATAAGGTACGTGTTGCTGATATCGTCGCTAACTATCGCTTCATTCAGTACAACGGCAACAGGGTTGCTCTACTTGGATGCAAGGATAGAGTATGTACATTCCCTCTTGATGCACCAAACGGCAGCATAACTCCAGATATGTCAGGGTTTGTGTATCGCATTATCAAAGTAACCGACAAAGGTATCGGTACAGTATCTAACGTAATCGATGGCAAGCCTCACCAGGTTGTATCTATTACCGTTGAAGGTGCGCTACACATTATCAAGCAAGCAGGTAAAGACCCTGTAGAGGTGATGGGTGATACCAAGACAATCATCGAGCTTGTGCCTATCATGAAACTCTTCTGCCAGACGAATCACCTATTCATCCAAGAGACAAACCAACCTGTTGACCTACAGGGTTTGGACGCTCTTACACCAGATGTAGACGAGGAAGACCTACTCCTCTCTAAACTATCGTAAGCCCATAATCGTATTGACAATACGGTATGTGTGCCTATATACTTCTACCACAAGGAGAAAGAATGAAGACATCAGAGTCTATTGTAAGTATTGCACCTGACCTAGTAAAGGCTCAGGCAGGTATTAATGGTGTAGCCAAGGACGGTAACAACCCTATCTTTCGTAGCAAGTACATCACGCTAGATAGCATCCTACTTGCGGTACGTCCTGTACTCTCAGCTAACAACCTGTTCCTCACACAAGGGATTACGAATGTTAGCAAGAGCGAAGACGGGATTGTAAACGCCGTAGAGGTTGAGTCTAAGCTTATCCATTCATCAGGTGAGTGGGTTGCATCTAGCGTTGTAGTACCTGTAACCAACAACGTAGACCGTAACGGTAAGGCTATGGCAGTAGATGCTCATAGGGTTGGCGGTAGCCTGACATACGGACGCAGGTATTCGTTGTCTGCTCTTCTGTCTATCGGTGAAGACGATGATGATGGGAATACCGCTAGTGGATACCAGAATCAGAATCAGGCTCCACAACAGCAAGCACCTAAGACACCTGCACCACCAAAGGTAGCAGAGCCTACGCCGTTAGAACGATTCAACAGTCAGGTAGACAGGCTGTATGGCAAAGATACGTCAAAGGATGACCGTAAGGGTATTCACAACGCTATCGCTGGGTCAGGTAAAGAGGTAAAGGTTACGGCTGATTCTCTTACACACGTAGCTGACTGCTTATCAGAGTGTAAAGACCAGGCTGAAGCAGATGAGTTTATTACGGGATGCATGAAGGCATCAGAATAGGTAGGTAGGTATGGCTATTATTGAGATTGATGGTGACCTGTTTGACGATGAAACAGGTGAGTATGCAGGTCAGGCAGGGGGAGGTTATCTCCCTGCTATCCTTCAAGACGAAGATGACCTGTTGAAGTATATGCGTCTGTTGCTTGATGCTGAGAGCAGAGCGATGGCAGAGGAAGCAAAGTACAAGACGATGCTTTCCAATATCGAGAAGATGGTGAAACGTCATAAGTCTAAGGTCAAGTACCTGCGAGATATGTACGAAGGTCAGGCTGCAAAGGTAGCAGTAACACTCCTTCCAAAGGATAAGGAAGGCAACCTGAAGACGAAGACGTATCGTTGTCCGTTTGGTACGTTGTCGCAGCGTACGACACAACCTACAGTCAAGGTGGCAAAGGCTGACGTAGCACTTGATTACCTCAAGCGTGAATGTCCTGCAGCAGTAAAGGTGCAAGAGTCTGTACTTATCTCTGCTATTCCAGCTGACCTGAAGAAGGTGTTGATTGAAGACAGCGTGATGGCTGAGGGACTAGGCTTTGATGTTATTCCAGGTGGAGAGAGCATCACAATCAAAACGGTAGTGGAGGCAAAGAATGAGACGGAGTGAACTGGAATCAATCCTTGAAGGGTTAGTAACCCTTAGAGCAAGAGCGCATTACGTGCAGGTCAATACAGAACTGAAGACAGGTCAACCTCAGTTCCCTATCGCTGGAGTACTTGAGAAGCTTGATAGCACTATCAATCTGTTGACGAAGGAAGTACACGCTACGCAAGGCAGAAAGCCTAGAACAGTAGCAGAGAAGTTCAATAGTTTTGTAGGTAGCCTTAGATGAGTGAAGTGGTACATATCGGTAGCCTTACCGATTCTGTATCCATAAGTGAAACAGGGTTGTCCGTTGTCAAGGAACTGTCCTTTGACCAATGGGCAACCCTTATGGGTACTTTGAGTCGTATGGATACGGCGTTTCAGTTCGCCCTTGGCGATGCTCTCCTCTATGGGGAGAGCAGATATGGTGAACGATACTCTCAAGCCTGTGATGTTACAGGACAGTCGTATCAAAGCCTAGCCAATTACGTGTGGGTATCGAAGGCTGTAACAAAGGACAGACGTGTTCCAGGTTTAAGTTGGACACACCATAGAGTAGTAGCCAAGCTTGACCCTGAAAAACAAACAGAGTTACTTACTATTGCAAGGAAAAACGATTGGACTATCACCACCTTGATGGAAGAGGTACGTGGTGAACCACTACCTAAACCTAACATAGAGCAGGTATCTGTACCTAAAGGTATGTCAGTCAAAGATGCTAACGCTGTACTACATCAGGCAGCGAACTGTCAGTCGTTGTGTTCTACGTGTCCATTCAACAAGGGAGAAGAATGAGATATCTAAGTGTGTGTAGTGGTATCGAAGCGGTTAGTGTAGCGTGGCATGACTTCGGTTGGACACCTGTAGGGTTCTCTGAGATAGAGAAGTTCCCTTCAGAGGTGTTAGCAAAACGATTCCCTGACGTGAAGAACTACGGGGATATGACTAAGTATAAGGAATGGGATATAGATGGAGATTCAGTTGACCTTCTCGTTGGAGGAACACCCTGCCAAGCATTCTCAGTTGCAGGACTCAGAAAAGGACTTGAAGACCCAAGGGGAAACCTCTCCCTCACTTTCGTTGGAATGGTTGACCACTTTAAGCCCGAATGGGTTGTCTGGGAAAATGTCCCCGGTGTTTTGTCAAGCAACGGAGGACGGGACTTTGGTTCCTTCATCGGGGCGATGGCAAGTATCGGGTATGGGTTCGCTTGGAGAGTGCTTGACGCTCAATACTTTGGAGTACCCCAGCGAAGACGTAGAGTCTTCCTTGTCGGACATTCTTCAGGAGATTCAAGACGTGCCGGAGAAGTACTATTTGAGCCTGAGAGCTTGCGAGGGGATACTACGAAGGGCAGAGCGAAAGGGCAAGGCTCTACCAGAAGCTCTGCATCAAGCGTTGATTCAAATGGTATCCCAAAAACAGTAGGCACTATATGTGCAGATACACACCCCGGTGCTTACTCAGGTCAGGATGCGTACACAGGAAGACTTATCCCTGTCCTGTATCAAAACAATCAGACAGATGCCAGGCTGAAGGAAGAACCTCACACCAGTCAAACAGTACTCGCACGATGGGGTACAGGTGGAGGTAACGCTCCAATAGTGCAGCATACAACTAGAGTACGAAGGCTTACAGTAACCGAATGCGAACGCTTACAGGGATTTCCAGACGGTTGGACAGATGTACGGACTAACACACCAGATAGCCCTAGATATAAAGCAATTGGGAATTCAATGGCTGTCCCTGTGATGGCTTTTATAGGAAAACGCATAAAAGTACTTACGGAATGATATGATGTTTCCTATGGAAGAATTGAGCCGCCGTCAGAAAATGACACCTGAACAACGAGAACGTGAACGTGAAACACAAAAGCGTTGGTATCTAAATAACATTGAAAAGGTACGAAAAACAAAACGTGAATCTATGAAACGCAGACGCGATGCAAATCCTGAGCTTGCCAGAGAAAAACAAAAAGAATGGCGCAGTAAACATATAGAACATCACCGACAAAAACTTAGAACATATACACGTAAGAGATTCTTTTGGGCGGCAGCAATGCATTTGCGAAAAGAAAATAGAGCTAACTACAAAGAGTTAGCATCATTGTATAAATCACAAAGAGGCATATGCGCTTTGACCGGACGAAGACTAACAAGAGGGGATATTCATTTAGACCACATTCTTCCTTTAAGCCTAAATGGAGATGACACAAAAGAAAATCTACAATGGGTTTGCAAAGATGCGAATTTAGCAAAAAGAGCATTAACAAATGACGAGTTCATCAAGCTATGCCAAGATGTCGTTAGGACATACGAAGAGAAATAATTAAGACTCCCTGTGATGTCTTGGATTGGAAACAGAATCCGTAGCGTGTGATATAGTCCTAGTCCCAAGGAGGTAGGAATGATTACGATTTTTAACGGACGTACTAGAACCTTGAAGGAGTCTGGTACGTCTTCTTTTATCCAAATAGAACACCGCATACTCAAGCATATGGGTAAGTTCACATCCAGTGAATGGATGGTGTTTTGCGCTCTCGCATTACACGCTGACCAGGACGGAGCATCCTTCCCTTCAATACCTAAACTCGTATCAATCACAGGGCTATCAGCTCCTACGATTCGTAACGCTATGGCAGGTTTAGAGTCCAAGGAAATCGACGGCTATAAGGTGATTGGACGCTCTCCAAGGTTCGTTGATAAGCGTCAAACAAGCAACCAATATGTCATCTTCCCCGGTTATCAGGGGGAAAGTATTTTAGAGGGGGAGGGGAAAGATTCTTACAGGGGGGAGGGGAAAGAAATTAGTACCCCAATTAACAAGAATCAATTAGAACAAGAATCAATTAAGGTTAAAGGAAGAAAGACAATCACACTTCCAAAGGATAATGACCCTGCTCGTGAACTCTACGTAGCATTCCGAGCTTGGAAGTATCCAGAACTAAACCCTACAGAGTTCAACCTGACTGAATGGAAGTCCGTCTACTACATCTTCTATGAGATGACATCCAAAGGGATAACGCCTGACAAAGTAACCAAAGCCTGTACAAGGCTCCTACAGGGCTGGAATGACAAGAATATGATAACTCCCCGTTCTCTATGGAAACATTGGTCTACGGCTACTACAGAGGCTCCTAGCGTATCTAAGCCAAGTAACCAGCGACCAACAAGCATAGACCACGCAACGTCAGCTATGGAGATTATGAGGTCAGTCAATAACTTTCTTGACAATACGGTATAAGTTGGTATAGTGGAGACCTAGGAGGTAGGTATGGTAGATGTAGAAATGTTCGACGTGGTTGGTTGGCAGTTGCCTGATGCGTTTCTCGCAGACGCTGAGATGGAAGACGGAGAGACAGCGACAACAGTCTCGTACCATTGCATCAAGGATGCTGAACTTCACACATTCGTTCTTGATAGCCTGAATGGCAAGCCTGTTGATGAATCCCTGAAGAAGGGTGGCAAAGGCTGGGAAGACGAACTGACAGCCATCATGTATTCCCTTGATATCGAACAGCAGAGTACTGGTGCGCCACCTATGACAGCGGGTGAAAAGGCAAAGGAGCTTTGCTTGTGGTTAGTCGAAGAGGTTCAGTCTCTGATTGAGAGTGCAGCACAAGACCAGTTCGAGTCTAAGAATGATGGTTCATATTGGGACGGGGAGTATTGATATGACAGAGAAGGCGTTTGGTACAGTTGCTGGCATCCTAAGTGCTATGCCAGCACAACAGCGATGGGATGATGGCGTTGCTATGGGATACGCTATTGCCCTCAACGGGGTAGATGACAAGGATGGTGTAGAGGCAGTTATCGAACTCCTCAAGACAGAGGACTTCCGTCCTTCACCTGCAGCAATCCTTCGTAAGGTACGGGGACTACGTTGTGGTGAGACAAGCGTACAGCAGATGTTTAATCGCATCTGTCGTTACCTTGCAGATGTACACCCATCAAAGCGTCACGTAGAGGAATCTCAGTGGTTACTTGAAGGTGAACTACATCCCTTCGATATCGTAGCCATCAAGCATATTGGTGGGTGGGGTGAAGCAGGACGCATGAATCGTGAGCAGTTACTCAAGTCCCTTGATGGTTGGACTGAGAACGCATCCGACAACGTGCAAGCACTCGTGCAGACTAGCACAAAGGCGATTACTCAGTAATGGATATGTTTACGTTTATCAGCCAGCACCAACGTGCTGGCACTCTCAAACCTTATCCCTATGACGATATGGTTGAGCAAGGGCTATTAGGTTGTGTCCTTCTAGGGGGAAAGAAAGCCCTAGATATGATTGATGGAATGGTAGACGAGCGTGACTTCTATCGACCAGGTCACCAAGCTATCTTCACCTCTATGAAGCGTGTCATCCAAAAGACAGGTGCAGGTTGTGACATCGCCCTACTCAACGACGATATCAACTCACTCAAACAGGATGATATTACTGGTGGGCTTGCATATCTGATGCAGCTAGGTGATATCGAGTTCACTACGCAGAATGCTCCAACCTACGCTAAGACTATCAAGCGATACGCAGAGCTTCGCAATATCGTAGTCAACGCAGAGTACGTCATAGCAAGAGCGCAACAGGTAGAGACTGACCCTGACACAATCACCCTAGACTTTGCTAAGAATACTGAATCAAAGGTAACAACGAATACTGTTCATAAAGCAGGGGACGTGATGCGTGATGGCATCAAGTCTATGATGGACGGACGTAAGCGTGGCATACCATCAGGGTTCTACGATATCGATAAGGTCATCAACGGATTCAGGGATGGTGAACTGATTATCCTTGGAGGTAGACCTTCTATGGGTAAGTCATCACTAGGACTACAGTACGCCATCAACGCAGCATCATACTGCCGTAAGGCAGGAACCGGAGGTTCACTCTTCGTCAGCGTAGAGATGAGCTTGGATATGATTAGCCAACGTATGCTCCAGATAATCGGTGGAGTAGATGGGCAAGCACTACAGAACTCATACCTCTCTAAGACTCAGAGGGACTGCATAGAGGTCGCTCAGACTGAGGTGGACACATTACCTCTATTCCTATCTAGTGAGACTCCTGTGACCGTACAGAGCATCAGGGCTAAGGCTCGTGAACTGCAACGTAACAACAGTCTGTCATTCATCGTCGTTGACTACCTTCAGATGATGGATACTGGCAAAGAGACGCAAGGACGCACCAGGGATATTGGTGTACTCAGTCGTGGACTCAAGGGTATTGCCAAAGAGTTCAACGTACCTGTCGTTGCACTATCGTCCCTGTCTCGTGCTAGTGAACAGCGTAATGACAAGCGACCTATCATGTCTGACCTTAGGGAATCAGGTGATATTGAGAGTGATGCTGACGTGGTACAATTTCTGTATCGTCCGGACTATTATGCGGAAGACAGGAATTCTTGGGATGAGAACATTCCTTCTGAGGCTGAAGTTATTACAGCCA